AACTGACAATCGCTCCAGCAGAACCTGCTGGTAAATTTACTGTAAAAGCACCACCTGATGTATTACAAAAATATCCATTACCTGATACTGCACTAAACGTTGCAGTCTTTGGAGTCGTATCCCAGTCTACTGTTCCAGTTCTTCCAAAACCAGTCTGCGTTGCTCCACAAGCTAATTGAATACTATCCCCAGATTGACCAATCGTTAATGTTGATCCGCATTGTGATGATATTTGATTAACTTCTATTTTACTCATTAAATAATTACCAATGTTCCTGTTACTGTTTGTGTTCCAGTAATAGTTACTGGTCCTGCTAATACGCCTGAATCTAGAGTTTGGTCTTCAGATAAAGTTGAATTATGTGTTACAACAAAAGTTGTTGCATCCATAACTGGAGAGATAGTTTTCTTCGCTGGTAATGTACAAAATACATTTTTAGTTCCTGCAGAAAAGTTTACTGCAGCATCACCATTTGATGAAGATATAATTGTATCTCTTGATAAAGTATCAGGTGTAGCATCGGTTACTGTACCAATACCAACCTCCCACTCACCAGCTGAATTTAATTCAATTGCATAGTAAGTTGTGTTTGTAGTTCCAACACCTGAAACAAAACTTTCATAGCCAGTTTCTGCACCAGCTAAATCAATAGTTCCAGTTCCAGTAGTTGTACTAGTTTCTTTAACTCTATCGTTAATTACTAAAGCCATTTCTACTCCAAAATTTTATTACGCGTCGCCAAGTCTAATGATTGCATTAGATGAATCAGCAGTTGGAAACTGAATAACGAAATCACCGTTAGTTGCAGTTTTATCTCCGCCGAAATCTAAAACTAATACTGCTTCATTAGAAGTTCCTTTATAAATCAGAGCGCCTGCAGCTGTTAAAGTTACAGAACTAAAAGTTAAGTCTGCAAAGTCAACGTATGCAATGTTACTTGATATTGCTACACCGTTATTAGTTAAAGTATTTCCACCTGCAGTATAGTTTGTACCAGACGAAGAAACTTCGTTAGTAGTTATATAAGCTGTAGTGGCAGTACTGAAACCAGCTAATGATGTATAAAGTGCAAGTTTGAAAGTTGATCCGCCAGAATCAAAATCAAACACACCACCAAGTAGGTCTGTTTTAAAAGAGTCAGGTACTATATTAGCCATTTATTTATCTCCTTAAATTATTTTAGGGTGATGGCGACTTAATTTGAGAACGAATAACGCCATCTTGCCATTCGTCTCTACGTCTTCTACCTTCTTGTTCGATAGAGTACGATTTTGCAGCCCGTCTATATGACTGTTCGTAGTATTGTATCAGATCCGCTGGACCTTTCAAGTACCCATATGCTTCTACCAGAGAAGCATACAAAAGTAAATCCTGATATTTATTAGATGTATAAGTACCTGCCGTACTTCCTGGTGAAGCTGTAATTGATGCAGGTTGCTTAGTATAAGCCATTGTAATTAAATAAGTGCTATCGGGAGTAGGTGAAACTACCCAAAAATTGGCATCCCAATTAGCATAATACTTAGGAAGACCTGATTGGGTTCCTGGTGTATTATAATATTCTGCCATAAAAGAAGTATCTCTTTTATCTAAAAAAACTTGATTACCAGATCCATCAGTTAATTGTAGGTATCTGATAAATCTTAAATCAGATGGTATAGTTACATATCTATTTCCAGATTGTAAATTAGATGTTGCATAAAATCTATTGTCATCAGAATCTACTTCCCGATAAATTCTATTTTCTGCATTTTTAATTATAGTATTTAAAACACCTGTAGATAAAACATTACTATCTACTTCTGTATAGTTTCTAATATCGTCTTGTAAATTTGTAAGTGTGTATGCCATTATGGTGTAAGTGTTACCGGACCAGCCGATATACTTCCTCCTCCTATTTTTGCAGTTTCTGTTGCTGTACCAGAAGCTGTAAATGTATAGTTATTAGCATTTGTAACTGTAATTGTAAATCCCGAAGCGTTATTAATATCTGAAGCAGCAATACCTGCGCCTTCTTCACCATCTCTAAATCTAACAACATCGTTCGTAGATCTTCCATGGTTTTCTTCAAACACAGTTATAGTTTGAGACCCACTTGCAGTAGTTAATGGGTTTAATGTTAGTATTCTTGCAACAGCGGGTTCCACTCTTGCAGGTCTTGCATTTAACAAACCTTGTGGATCAGCAGCATGTGGTTTTGGTTCTAGTTGTGGATGCTTAGGTTCAAACTCTGATATGTGAACTCTTGCACCATTCCATTCTATTACCATTTCAGAATAAGGAAATGCTAATCCCGATCTGTCTGATATAAATTGTGCGTATTTACCTGAAGAAAGACTAGACATTAAGACTCCGGATAATAAACTTTAGGACTAATATAAGTACTTGATGATGAGCCGTCCTCTTGTAATGCTCTTTGTAATTCATCTTCGTATAACATTTTTAACATTTGAACTCGATCTGGTGCATTTTTAATTGCAAGATAATAAGCTAAACCTGCAGTCATGCATGGTACAAACCTATATGGAACATCTGCTTCATTACTATAAGACCCCGCGTCTTGGATTCTTTTTACATAATAGTAATTTAAAAAATTACCTGCTTCTGTTGAACCAGGAGTCAGATATAAAGTAATTGTAATCTTGTCTATAAATCTTTGAACAAAATACTGCGAAGGTGTTCCTTCAGAAGTCTTGTTTGAAAATGCCTGATATTGTGATCTACTTATTTTTGTAAGTGGTGTATCTACATTAGAATTTCTGTAAGAAGCTTCTAGTATATCATCTACACCATAGACAGCTGTAGCATCAGAAGTCCCATCTGCTGTTGATCTATACATTGTATATGTTGCTTGACCATCAACTAATGTAATTGAGTTATTTGCAACTTCCCAATAATGCAAACCTCTATTGGCCCATTCTTGAAATAATATATTGAGAGATCTTCTTGCAGATTTTAATTGATGTCCAGAAACACCCAGTATGCCCAATCGTTCATACGATTCTTCAACAATATCTGAAATAGAAAGACCTGATTCGAAAGTTGTAGTTCCGGAAGTTGCCATTCAGCCTCCTACTTATCTATAAGTAATGTTGCGCCTTCAATGTTTGTAATAGTAGAAACTTTCATTCCTCCAGGAAATAAAATCCCATCTTCTGGAATATTAAATGCAAAGACATCTCCTGTTGGACAGTCTCCTTGGAATAAAGTTGTACTATCAGTATTGTCTTGTAAGATTATTGAACCTGCACCAACACCATCAGAAGCAAGAATTAATCCTCTTAATCTTGTTCTTCCAGCGAATACGGCACCAGTTGCTGCAACTCTTACTGCTTTTACATCTGATTTCATATTTTATTTTCTCCTAAATTTTAAGAGCTCCCGAAGGAGCTCTATAATTAATTATGCTACTGCAGCACCTGTAGTAACATCTACAAAATTAGTGCCATTACCGAAGCAAAGAGATCCTGTTAAAGATGCACCTGTTGCGTCAGAAACATAGATTAATAAACCTGCTGTTGCTGTAGGTAAAGTTGCTAATGTGAAAGTAGGAACAATAAAACCATTGTCTGATAATACTGGTCCACTAAATGTAGTATTTGCCATAGTATTCTCCTAGTTATTTCTACATAGTCTCTAGGCCGTCGACTATACTCGTCTATGCAGAATTAATTTATGTATAGTGATTATTTTATATACCAGATTTGAGTAGAGTGCAAGAAGTCCTACAGTGCGGAGTGGAATTTTTCCAACGATGTAGCTTTTTATTAAGTAGCTACAGAAACTTGTGGAGCAGAACCTTCAACTATGCTCTGTCTATGGGCGATTTGAGCTTCTTCTAGCTTAATCTTTGTGATGATCTCTTTGACTTTATCGTCAATTCTAACCATCTCAAGAGTATATCTGTTATTATCCAGATGCTCCTGTTCCCACTTCAACTCCAAGGACCTTTTTGCTTTGTATAGGTCTTGTATCATTACTAACTTCCTCATAAGTTATTCGATAAGGTTTGTTCGAAAACATTCCCGATGATTCCCAACTTATACTCTTTTCTCCCAGTTTGTCAACTATTGATTGTTCTAGAGAAACAGGATCATCTTTAGACTCTACTTCAAATCTAGCGTGATGATCATATGCATATATGTTTACAAGGAATTTTTTCATGGTTTTGTCTTTCTATGGTGTAATTGTGGCGGAACTATGTCCCGCCACAAAATTATTGATTAAGCACCTGGTGATGCAAAAATACCTCTAGGGTCTGATACGCCAAATACGTATCTTTCTCTAGCTTTGTATCTTACGTTGCCAGTATCGAAATCGCCTTCCATTTTTGTAGTTAATGGAGCTCTTTCCATATGCTTCATTCCATTAGGAACGTCTGTAGTGATATAGAACGCATCTGTATCAGTTAAGTAGTGGTTAACTGTGTATCCACCTGGGACCATACCCATGTTTCTTAACGCGTTTATATCGTTATCAGCAGTTCCAACTCTTTGTGCAGAGTTCATCAATCTGTCCGCAGTAAACTGAAGAGCAGATGGAATGATCATTTTCACAGCTTTAGCAGCGATCTTTAAACCTCTTTCATCAGTAAGAGCAGCGATGTCAATCATTGCTTGTTCTAATGAAGTTTCGTTTAAGTCCGCAGCTGTTGCCAACGTATTACTGAAAGTTCCAGAAATAGTCGGGTGCGAAATGTTGAAAAGAGTTACACCATCTCCTGATTGGAAAGATCCACCAGGTAAACCATTATTTAATGGTGCAGCTGCTTTAACTTGTTTAGTTTGAGCCATAGATCTTGCTAAAGCTTTTGTATATCTAGACGCAAGTCTGTCATACAAATTGTCCTCAATTGCTTCCTCAGTGATTGCAAACCCAAGAGCTATTGTCTCGTGAGTGTATCTTGCTGTGAAAGTTTCTTGAGCACTATCATAAGCTATTCCAGAACCTTCTGGTTTAACTTGTGCTTGAGCGAATCCAGATAACATTACTTCTTCTTCAAAAGCTCTGTCACTTGACTCAGTGTTGTATATTTCAGCATGTTCTTGTTCATACTGTTTATACTCCAGGCCGAATAGGGCATTCAAACCTGGCTCTAGTTCTTTTACTAGTTGATTACGTGATATTGCCATAGTTATATACTCCTATTATACCCCTGTATCCGTATTAAAGAAATGTTCGTTGATAACAACTCTCCATACTACATTTGCAGATGTTAAGTCGCTATTGTCCGGATCTCTCGATACGCCTACGATTTTTAATTGTTGTGCAGTTGTGTTCAAAGTACTGTCATCTAGAGTTGTTCTAGAAACGTAGTTTGGACTTGCACCAGCTGAATATGAAATTTCAGCTGTGTTACCAACATCAGTTTGTGCTGAAGCACCCGCATTGTCAGATCTAATTTCATATATCTGATTCGGGTCATCATTAACAAACGCAACTATATCAGAAGCTGTATTAGAGCCTTGAAGATAGTTTTGAAATGTTGGCTTACTAGTTGTTGCGTCAGTGTAGAACACTCCGTTTAACGAACCTAGGTTGTGAGTAGTAGCTGCTGCTGCAACTGCTGCTGTACCTGTAGCTGCCATAGCAACCATATCTTGGTTGTAGATAGCTGTTGCAGATGCTGCAACTGGGTACTCACCTAGACCGCCAGCGTCGTAATTCTGACCGACTTTTTTAATTGGTTTCAAACCGAAACCAGTCGATGAACTATTAGCCATAGTCTTTTCTCCTTAAATGTACCTGCCCCGAAGGGCCTCCAGTACGGTTTATATATTTCGCTGGTTTTGGAATTGTTAAAAAATTAACTTTTCTTTGAACCACCGAAGGTTACACGAGTATCTCTATCAACATTGATAGGCATACTCTTATGCTGTTCCTTTGCAAGATCGGCGTCAATTGCAGCTTGTTGTTCTTGAGCTTGTCTTTGATAATACTCAGATCTTTGCTGCGCGATCTCCTCCGGTACCCTTGTCAGCACAAGGCCGCCGTGTCCGATAACCCCTGCGTATTTGCCGTCCGGTACTACGGGAAAATCTTCTTCGGGATATTCGTCTGCTCTAACTAATTCGTAACCTGATCTTAATCGACCTTGTACGTTTTTAGTATCCACAAACCCCTGAATCTCTACCCTGACCCATCTGTGTCTGTAGCCATTTGGCGCGTTGGGCGTATCTAAATACGATGGTGGAGTCCAAACTTTCGGTCTCTCATTAGGAGTTACCGATTTTGCTTGTGATTGTACTTTTGTAGAATCACTTTTACTTGTCTGGCTCGCACGAGTTGGTTGTTTATTGTCTTCCATATGCCTATACCTCCTTCGTGTTCATAAGTTGTTTCGCATATTCTTCTAGTGGCACACCTAATTTTTTAGCAATTGCTACTTGAGATGATGTGAGTCTCACTGATTTACGACTAGTCTTTGAACTACGCGTTGCAGAGGCAACGGTTTGTGTAGGTTTACTAACCGGTTTGTCCTTAGGTGTATCAAATTTATGTGGAAATTCAAGTCTTATTCTTTTGTCTATTTCCTCATAATATTCTTCTGACCTAGGGTCAATTCCTTCTTCTTCGGTAATTTTTCTGTGTAAATCAAACGCTGTATACGTCATTGCACTATCTTTACCGAACCACTCATTTCTACTAGCCCAATCTTCCGCTCTTGGATCAGGGGGAGTTTGGACTTGTTGTCTTGGTTGTTGATATAATGGTTGTTCAACAGGTGTTTCTTTAGCTGCAGTTTCCTGCATTTGATGTTGAGTTTTTAACTCAGCTAATTTACCCTGTTCGTAACCAAGTTGAGAAATAGCGGCTAAAGCTTCTGTTTCAGCCTTAGGATCTTCTGCTTGTCTGGCAGCTCTTAATTTTTCTTGAGCCGCTGCGATAGAAGAAGTAATTCTTCCTTCCATTTCTAAAACATAGTTTTTATCTAAAGAATCTGCTGTAGTCTTAAACTGATCTCTTTCCCTTTTAGCACTTTCAGCAAAACGTAAAGCTTCTTCTTTTTGTCTTTCCGCTTCACGCATTCTTTTGGTTAACTTAGCTATCCGCTTTTTAACTCCTTCAGAATACTCTTCAATTTGCTTACTGTTATCTTCTTGCTGATCACTCCCTTGAACATTAGACTGCTCATCAGATTTCTCAGGTGCGTTATCGGCGCTACCACCGTCTTTAAGATCTTGTGTCTCATTTGTTGTGTCCTCCGTTGGTTGTTCTACAACCTCTCCTGTTTTTTCTTCTGGCAATTCTACCTCTGCACCCGGACCAGATGTGTCGATATCAACTACCTTGTTTTCATTTTCTTGCATAGTATCTCCTATGATTGTTAAAATTCGTGGAATATATCTTCAGGGTTTTCCACGGTCGCTAAAACTTCATCATCATTGAGAAGTCTTATCTCACCCCCATCTATTTTAATTCGTGATCCTGCATATCTTGCAAAGATAATCCAATCACCTTTTTTACACCATGGACCTTCTGGATATCTTTCTTTATCATAGCAGTGTGGGCCCATATCTAAAACTAAACCACAAGTTGATGCTACTTGCGATCGTTCTACTGTTTCATCTGCTAATATTAAACCACCTTTGGTTTTATCTTTTTGTTTAAAAGGTAAAACCAAAATTCTCCAACCGGTAGGTTTAGGTAATTTTGATGATTCGTCTATTTGTTTCTTTTCTTTTTTCTCAACACCGACTAGTTCTTTATTTGGTAGAACTATCTTTTGGTTTGATGCTGATAATTGTTCCTTGTTCGTCATTTTGCTCCTTTGTTTTTAGCAGGGTGGATATTTCCTGTAATAAATACTGATAAGTTCGTATTTGCCCTAACATATACTGGTATTTTTCCATACTGTCAACATTACCGTTAGTCATTGCAATCACGACATCATCGTGTCTCATTTTAATTACTTTTCTAATTTTATCTATAAAGTCCATTATAAAGTATCACCCTTTTCTGGTTCAAACTCGTCTAATACATCTAGCTTTTCTTTTGCCGCAGCTATCTTTTCGACTTGTTTATTAACTTCTTCTATGTGTTGTGGATGTTCTCCAATACCTACTGAATTGTCTAAATAAATACCTGCAGTAGCATCCGCTTCTGCAATTTCAGCTTCATACCTTGCTCTTAGTGCGTCTATTATTGCTCTTCGCATTTTTTCTCCTTTTGAGAAGACTTTCTATTGTTTCGAAAATTTTATCTACGCCTGCAAAAAAATTATAAATAATCTTATCTAACATTTCCATCTTCTTCGTGCCTGACGGATTCGAGAATTTGGATCATTACGTGTTTTTGCTGATGACCTTTTTAATTGTCCTAGTGATCTAGCGCAGTATGACTTCCTACGATTAGCAGCTTTTGATCCTGGCTTCACTTTTCCAGTCACGGCTGTTTTTAATTTACTTCCAGGGTTTGCTGCCCTGTAAGC